TTGTAGATTTGTACGACCAACTTCGGGATAAATGCCCGCCGAGTGACATACGTCAACTCGTTGTACTGATTAGTACCCGAAGCCGGAAGAATGCCGCCACCAATAGGCATAATTTACCTCCGAAGTTTAAAAAATAGCCCCTTACAAACCGATTGGCTTTGGATTTTTGCGTAATTCAGCCAAAGCCGCCGCTGCATTTTCACGTGCAGCAGCTACCGGATTCTTCATATAACCCTTCACATCCATACGAGACATGACGGGCGTTGGATAACCGGGTGTCGGCACTGCCGATTGCTTCATGTGACGCCAGTAATCGGCGGCAGTTTCATGGTTAGCAATGCCTTTTTCGGTCATCAGTTTCTCAATTTCAAGGATGTCATCATCAGACTGGGCATAACCACTCTCTTTGAGTTTGCTACGGCGGCGATTGAGTTCATCACGCACCTCACGCGCGCGCAACTGCTTCTCAAGGTCTGCCACACGCTGTTCGGACGCCGAAACACGCTGGTTGACAACCTCTTCCATCTCCAATTCAGGCACAGGCAGGTCAGGATTGACCTCTTTTGCCAGTCTTAAAAAGGATTTGCGTGTTTTTGGGTCTTCCGACAGGCGTTTTGAGAGCGCAGCAAGCTCTTCAATTGCTTCGGGAGAGTAATTTTCCAGACTCATGATTAGCCCCTTGAGTTAATTAGTAGATTTTCTTGGTGTCGCCCGGCTTGCTCATGGTCATGGAGTTGCGCTTGCCGGTTTTTGAAGCATTCGACAGGCCTCCCATTTCCGAGAAACGAGGCGTGTTGTAAATTTGACCATTCATCTGCGAGTTGTCAGTCGGGCGGCGAACGGTCATTGCACCCTTTGGCTTAAAAAGTTCCATGATTGCTCCTTAAATTGGAAGTGGTGGTGCGGTGGTTCCCGCGATAGGCGCTGACATTGCTTCTCTCTGCCCCGGCGTAGCGCCACCCGCTTGTGGTAGAGACTGAATCATTTGGATGATTTCAGAAGGCATCAAGCGACGCGAATCAGACTCGCGCTCACCAAAGCGGCGAGTAATCTCAGCAATCACTTTCTCAATGGTCTTGGATTCTTCCGAACCCATATCGAAGGCGGCTAGTGCTTGTTGCATCATGTCTAGCGCCATCATGATATTCAAACGCGCAGCTTCTTCTTCACCGCGCTTTGGTTCAGGCGTACTCATGGGGCTTGCCATCGGCGCAGTGGTTTCCTCCTGCTCAAACGCAGGCGGGGTAGCTGGTTCGCCACCCATTCCCTGATCAGCCTTCATCAAGTCCATCATGTCCTGTGGTTTCACAGCCATTTGGCACTCCTATGTTGCGCGAACGATAGATATAAATTAACTATCGCGTCAACTAAAAAAAGGGGCAAAATGTTGCCCGTTGCTATTTTACTATCGGCTAGTGCTTCTTGTGCCGATATTTCTACTAGCGCCTTTGAAGGCATTACGGTTAAAGCTCATCGACGGTGGTTGCCGGGTCGATTGAATATCCCGCTGCGTCATGCGGGGCTGATCCCCACTTTTCAACATGGACTGGGAGTTCATTGCGCCTGATCGTTGATCCATTACACGGCCCTCAGTTGCGGTTGTTCGGGTTGCTCTGGCGTTTCACCCGCCGGTGCGCCGCCTTGTGGTGCGGCAGGGGGCTGCATCATTTGCTGCATAGCTGCGGCAGCTTCCATTGCCTTAACCTCTTCCACCAGCCGATCCTTCATTGGCGGCTCGACCATCTCCAGCAAGCTGGCCTTGCCAATTGCGCCAGCGTTAAACAGGCTAAAGGCCAAGTCTCTGGCATCTTCCATGAAGATTGGCGAGTTGGAATGCGCATCTACTTTGACAACAAAGTCATCCGTAAATTGGGCGGCAATGAATTCGTTGCCATCTTCGTCACGGTAGCGCGTATCGTCATAGACCATCATCATCTTCAGATACAGCGTTGCAATTTTCTCAAGACTGTCTTCAATGGTCAATGCACGCTTTTTGGCGCGGGAAGAACCGAGTCGAGCAAGCTGCGAGGCATGGCCTTGGCTACGAACGCCGGTTTCGCCACGACCTGACAGTACGCTGGTAATGCCAGAGGCTTCAGCAAACATAGCGTCAATCTCACTCAGTTCGCGGAACAAGTCGTTCGGGATGTTTGGCGTGAACTCTTCTACTTTGGCGTTAGGCATATCAGACGCCACCATGCCGTTGGCACGATTAAGCGCAAACATTTTTTCATCCAAGATTCCTTGGAAACCAATGAACGCCTTGGGTGGATTGACTTGCTTGTCCAGCAATTCAAGTATCTGTCCGGTTCGTTTATTACGCATCTCTTGCAAGAACACAAGACGCTGCGTTTCAGACTGCCCATAGTAGTAATCGTATTGAGGCGATGGGCAGATTTGTACGAACGGCTGCTCACCTTGTAGGAATAGGCTCTTGGATGCACGGTCGTAGATTACGATGTCTGGATCAGCAATGGTGACGCAGACGTAATCATCTACCTTATCGTCGTATATCCAAAGCTCCCGCATTTTGACGGTAGGCTCTGCAATCTGTGGCGTGTACGTCATGTTGCCAGCCAGATTCATCTGCACGTTACCGTAGATCGTTGGATCAACCGCAGAAGTGACTAGGCGCTCAACGCCTTCAGGGTACTTCTTGGTTTGTTGTTCAGCTAACGCAATGCGACTTAGGATTTCGTCACGCTTTTCATGCGAGTAGAGGCGCGAGTAGAGTTCCGATTTGGTCATATAGAACTCTTGCACCATTGCCTCTTGGCGGTCTGTGTACGGTGTGTCTTCGCGTAGCACGCCAAACACGCCGGGTTCCACCATGTAGGGGTGGATACCATTGCGCCAGATTAGTTTGACAAAGGTGGAGTTGTAGCAAAACGCCCAGTTTAATGCCTGACCGAACACTTGGTCTGCGTTACTAGCAGTCCAGTAGTCGTGCAATGCCTTGGTCAGTGCGGGTATTTTCTTTTTGAACACTTCAGGCACAGACGCGCCGATCTTGACAGAGAAGCGCGTCGTGTCTGCCGAGTACATAAAGGCAGACAGTTGATCAATGTGCGGATAGATTTTATTGAAGTGTGCAGGCGGTGAGTTTTGATCAGCGCCGAATAGGTAGTAGGAGCGTAGGGTGGAGTATTGTGCTTGGCGCTCACCTTGAGACACCAGACACTTATTCATGATGTCAACGTAGAACGCTTGGCGATCAACTGGGTTCTCAGGAATTCTCATTTGATCTGTAAATTCTCATGGTCGGCAATGTAAGACCCCACTTTCGGGCCACTCAAATTCGTACCCGCTTGCTTGACCGCCTGCATTCCTGATACTGACTCACCCGCAATCGAGTTAAGGTTGTAGCCACCCAGTTCCGCAGGCGATCCCCACCGGGGTGCGAACGGATTATTAGACGTAGCATGGCGCGGCGGCTGCGCCTCACCTTCTCTGGTCGATTTAATATCGCTCATCTTGAAGTCTAGCGCAAGTTGTTTTAGCGTTTTGTCATTATGTTTCGTTGCATCACTGGCAATTCCGACAGGTTGCAAGAACACTAATTGCACATCGGTGCAGCCGGAAGGACAAACTGCCTGCCGACTTTCAAAGTAGCCATGCACCGGACACTTGTAATCATGTAATACACTCATGTTAGCCCCTCACTTCTTTAACAAATGTGGTTTTGTATAATCGTACTTGTTAATGGGTTTAACGGACAAGCCAATTTTGCCGTTATTCATCTCTAGCGTGTAGCCGCGCTTCAAGGTTTTGCCAAAATCCTTGGGTGGGTGGTAGTCCAACTTCATTCTGCCAGCAATATCCATCCTCATTCCGGCCTCGCCGTTCTCCAAAGCCAGCAAAGCCTTGGAAATACGGCGCTGTGTGGTCTCAGAAACAGGCATTTTTAGCTCAAAAAAGGCCTTTTTCATGTTCCGATAGTCCACCCCTGCCATCTTCGCAAATTCAGCCATTGAGTAGCCTCTTTTGCGGTTTAGCCGCATATTGTGCAGTCTTAGCTTGATTTCAGCGATGGAAAGTACCGTAATCATCAAAAACCCAGTGCTTTTAGGTAATTTGACACCTGTTTTTGTACCTGAACCTGCCCACCTTGCTCATTTTCGTCACTTTTTGACTCTTTTTTGTCCTTGGTTACCCGGTTTGCGATCAATCTAGGCTGTAATTGCTCTGCAAAAGCGGCAGTAGCTAATGCTGACGCGATCACACGGTCATCTTTTGACCTACCAGTAGCGGCAATCGTGCCTCCATCGCGCACAATCCCCTTCATTTCGTCAATGCACTCTTCCGAATACACCTTCAACATCCCGCGCTCGAAGTAATCCTTCAGGTAATTCAGCATTCGCTCCTTGGAAGAATGCGTTGTCACCCAACCAATGCTGTTGCTAATGCCAAAACTGTCGTTTCTTCGCCATAGGTAATGCTGCATATTGCCTAAAACGTCGTTGAGATGCCTAGCTTCCGACGGTGGCAATGACATGGCCTGCCTTCTCAGGTTCCTCATCTCGTTAATCACGGCCTGTCCGGGGCCGTTGACTTCCAAGTTCAGCAAGGAATTGCCATAAGCGCCAGCCAGATAGCAGATCACCCAAGCGAATTGGAAGGTATTTAACTCCGAGGTGGCAAACTCTGCAACCTGTTCCATGCCATCGGCATAGCAGCGGTACACCTGAATGCAGAATCTATCTGCCCAGTCCGACGATCCATAGGCAGGATCAGCACCCACGACGTAGTAAGCGTTGGGTACAGGTTCTTCCCAAATCTTTAGGGTTGCCAGTCGCTCACTACTTTGGATCAACGTGGTGTCTTGGAAGTTGGCACCCATGCTAAAGCGGTACGAAATGAAGGGTGAGCGTTTAGCTTCCTTCATCGCGTCGGTACAACGGGCGGTAGAGAAGAAGGAGGTTCCCGTCATCACAAAGGCGTAGTCCTCTGTGGGTGGGAATTCCTGATACATCAGGCCATCGTCTTTCAAACCTTCATGCAGCTTCCAGCGCCACCAAGCAATCTGCCGAGAGTTGATCTCGTAGTTGTACATTTTCTTGATGTCTTTCGTCCATTCCTTTTCTTCGGGCGAAAGTTTGCCATCCCAGTACACCTTGTAGATGTCTGACTTAGGATCAGCCATGTACAACTGGTTACGCCACCAGCCACAGAAGATGGCTTTCTGTGTTCGCGCACGTTTGGCAGTTGTCCACATATCGTGGAACATATTGAAGCCTCGCGCCGTACTCTCGAACATATAGTAGCGAAGCGGGTT